ATGGATGGTTTAGCTGAAGTTGACTTAGGTAATGGTACTAATTATAATCCTGCAGAAGCATTAAACATGTATTTTCAAACTGGTTCAGTTGTAGGTAGATCACTTACTCAAGACGGTGAGATGAATGCTGGTAAAGTTCCAGTTCAAGAATTACAAAGCGGAAGCGGTAATGCTAAAATAGCTAGTTTAATTCAAACGTATCAATATTATTTGCAAATGATACGTGATGTAACAGGATTAAACGAAGCTGTAGATGGTAGTTTACCTGATCGAAATACTCTAGTTGGATTACAAAAATTAGCAGCAAATGCTTCAAATGCAGCAACTAGACATATAGGTCAATCTAGTATGTATCTTACTCTTAGAATAGCAGAAAATATAACATTAAAAATTGCAGATGCTTTAGAGTTTCCGTTAACAAAAAGTTCTTTGCAAAATTCTATATCAACCTTTAATATTAAGACACTTGAAGAAGTTGTTAATTTGAATTTACATGATTTTGGTATATTTTTAGAATTAGAGCCAGATGAAGAAGAGCAAGCTAAATTAGAGGAAAATATACAAGTTTCTTTACAAAACGGAGGTATTAATCTTGAAGACGCTATTGATTTACGTCAAATTAAAAATATTAAACTTGCAAATCAAATGCTTAAAATAAAGCGTAAGCAAAAGCAAGAACAAGATATGGAAACTCAGCAGGCTAATATAGCGGCTCAAGCTGATGCTCAAGCTCAAACAGCTGAAAGAACCGCTATGGCTGAAGTTGAAAAACAACAAGCAATAACTTCTACTAAAGTAGATTTTGAACAATCAAAAAGTCAAATGGAGATTCAAAGAATGAATACTCAAACACAGTTAGATATGCAGAAAATGGCCAGAAAGTTTGAATATGATAGGCAATTGAAGCAGATGGAAGTTGACGCTATTGGTTCAAAAGAGCAAATGATAGAAGATAGAAAAGACAAGCGTATAAAAATAGAAGGTACGCAACAAAGCGAAATGATAAGTCAAAGAAAAAACGACGGCTTACCAATTGATTTTGAAAACCAGCCAGATGCTGGGATGAATGCGTTTATGTAAACGCTGTTTAATTATTTAATTATATTATATTATGTCAGAAATAAAAACAAATGAACCTGTTAAACAGGAAGGTGAGTTTAAATTAAAAACAAAAAAGAAAACACCTAAAAAATTAACAGAAACAAAAAATAACATTACAAAAGTAAATGTTAATCCAAAAGAACCTTTAGTAGAATTAGAAGATAATGTAACTAAGGTTGAAATTAAAAAAGAAGAAGATGCCATTCAAATCGGAGAAACANNCTGTACCAGAGTCCAACGAGACTACTGAAGGGTTTTCTCCGATCCAAGAAGTAGCTGAAGCTGAAGTTAAAGAAGTTGAAGCTGAAGTTAAAAAAGCTATAAGAGATGAAAAAATATTAGGCAAACCATTGCCGGAGAATATTGAAAAGCTAGTTTCGTTTATGGAAGAAACAGGTGGGACAATAGAAGATTATACTCGTTTAAATGCTGATTATTCTAGTATTGACGATAAAACTCTTATTAAAGAGTATTATAAAAAAAATAAGCCTTATCTAGATTCTGAAGATCTTAATCTTTTATTAGAAGATTTTGACTATGATGAAGATATAGATGAGGAAAGAGATGTAAGAAAAAAGAAACTTGCGTTTAAAGAAGAAGTTGCAAAAGCCAAAAACTTTTTAGAAGAAACCAAGAGTAAATATTACGACGAGATCAAGTTGAGACCGGGCGTTACTCAGGAACAACAAAAAGCTATGGACTTTTTCAATAGATATAACAAGGAGCAAGAACAAGCTGAGCAACAGCATCAAGCGTTTAAAAATAGTACTAAACAACTTTTTAGCAATGATTTCAAAGGTTTTGATATCAATGTTGGTGAAAAGAGATACAAGTATAACATTCAAAATAAAGATAAAGTTGCAGAGAACCAGTCTAATATAACAAACCTCGTTGGGAAGTTCCTAGACGAATCTGGTAATGTTAAAGACGTTAACGGTTATCACAAAGCTATTTATGCTGCTGAAAATGTAGATAAGATTGCCGCTCATTTTTATGAGCAAGGAAAAGCAGACGCCGTAAAAGACGTTGTAAACAAATCAAAAAACCTGAGTGACACTAAAGCTAGGACTACTCAAGGTGATGTGTTTATTGGCGGCCTTAAAGTTAAAGCTATTTCAGGCGCTGACTCTACAAAGCTAAAAATAAAAACAAGAAAATTTAACTAAAAAAACTTAAAATTATGAGTTTAACTCCTCAATTTGGTAGTTTAATACCCAATCCTACACAGGAAGTATTAAATAGTAACTACCTACAATTTAACACTGGTGCTGCTGCAACTGGTGGTGATTCTTTCGCCCAGCAGTATTTACCAGAAATTTACGAACAAGAAGTAGAGCGTTATGGAAACAGAACGTTATCTGGTTTCTTACGTATGGTTGGCGCTGAAATGCCAATGACATCTGATCAAGTAATTTGGTCTGAGCAAAATAGACTGCATATTGCTTACACTGGTTTTGGTGTGGCTGCTAATGGTGCTGGTCCTATTGATAACGTTATCACGCTTCCTGCTGGTCAAAATGTTGTTGTATCTGTTAATGATACAATTGTATTTTTGAACCCAGTAAACGGTAGAGAATCAAAAGCCATTGTAAGTGCTGTTGGTGCTTTAGGTGCTGGTGGTAATTTCACTGTAACTCCTTTTGACGGTGCTGGTCTTATCGGCGTTGGTGCTTGGTCTGGTGTAGCAGCGGCTTTCCTTGCTGGTGCAGGACCTGCTGACATTAAGTGCTTTGTATACGGATCTGCTTATACTAAAGGAACTACAATTGGTGCTGGAAGTGCTGGTAATGGTGCTGCTAGAAACTCTATAGAACCTGTTTTAACTCAATTTTCTAACTCACCAATCATTATTAGAGACCAATACACTGTATCTGGATCTGATATGGCTCAAATTGGATGGGTTGGAGTTGC